GTTCCCGCCATCACCGCCGCGACCAACCACCACCTGAACAGTCTGCCCTTCCGTCAGGCCTTCGACTTGGATGATCCTGCGCTTGCCAGAGCCGCCACCTGCCCCTGAGCTGGCTGGGTTGTCGTTTGGCGCGCCGCAAGCATAGCCACCTCCGCCACCTCCACCACCGTCCTGAATGGTCATCCGGCAAGCCAGTCCTACCCACCCGGACCGCTTGGCAGGCACCGTGGTGTTGAAGGTGCCGTTTGAGGCATAAGGCCCCACTGCGATCGCTTCGAAGGCTGCGGCGTTGACTGTGCCTGCCGCGAGCTGTCCGGCAAATGTGCCCGTGGCTGCATTGAGCGCCCCTGAGAACGTGGCATTGCCTGAGCCGTCAAGCGTGAGCCCTGGTGTGTTGATCACCAGTTGTCCGGCTGAGGCATTGATGCCCCCCGCTGAAAGCAGTGGCGTGCTGCTGCCGCTGGTGTAAATCTGAAATGTTGTGCCGTCCCACTGCGCCCGGTTGCCACCCGCCGCACCCACCCGCCAAACATAGTTGGTGCCACTCAGGCCCTGCCAAAGCCCATTGCCAGCCGAAAAGCTCGAAGCCGCTCCCATGCGCACCGTGGCGCTGAACTCTCCTGTGGTGGCATACACCGTGCCGCGCACAACCACGTTGTTGAACTCGGTGTATCCATCGGGCCGAACTATCCAGCCCAGGGAGCCGCTGGTGTAGTTGGTGCTCTTGAGCACGCCGCCAATGGTGCCGTTGCCCAGCGTGAGTTGCGCTGCACTGATCTGCGTGGCCTGGATTGAGTCAGCCACCAGGGTGCCAAATCTGGCCCACATCGCCGTGAGGTTCGTGATGTAGGCCGAATCCATGTAGACGCCAGCAGGGGCAGCAATGCCACCCTCGGTGGTGGCCGATGTGCGAATCACAAACGGCTGAATGGGTGTGCGCCCCGTGCCGCCCACGATGAACGTGTCCGTGCGAAACACAATCGTGCCCTGCACCCCGTCGTTGTTCGCGGCCCAGCCGATGGTGTAGCCGTTGACGTCCAGCTTCACACCGTACTTGGCGAACAGTTGGCCGGTCTGGGTGGTTCGGGTGGCCACCTCGTTCGTGATGGCAACGGCTGCATCACCAATGCGCTTGTCATCGGCCGCCAGCCAGTCAGTGCCCGACCACCTGTACTGCTTGTTGCTGCCTGCCGTGCTGACCGTCGCTGTGGTTGTGGGGATCAAGCGCCCAGGGCGTGCTGGGCTCGGGTTGATCCACACATACATGCCTGCGCCATCGGTGCCGGGGTAGACCGTGGCACCCAGACCCGTGAAGGTGCCAGCAACCAAGGCAATGCGGATGATGCTATCCGTCTCACTGGTGCCCGACTTGAAAGCAAGGCTCAACTTCTTCCATCCGCCGCCTGCATCTGTGAGTGTGACGCTCATCTGTGCGCCACCTTGTGTTGCCACCCCCGAAATCTGGCCGTTTGCGACATCGACGAGGCAGACAGCGTAAATGGATGTGGTTGGGACCGGGTAGCACTCCAGGCGAACCAAGGATCGCTCAGCAGGCTTCAGGAACCACTCATATGCAATTGGAGCCCCTGGCGCAATGGTAATGCCATGGTCATCAAGGTAGTGCGCATCATTGACAGGCCGCTCCACCAATTTCAGGGCATCACCCCCACCCATCGGGTCAGTCGTTGAGCGCGTGCCGTACAGCAGAGAGCCGCCACACCTGAACGATGTGATTTCAAGCTGAGCACCCCAGGCCGCGATCTGCGCACCGTTGCCCCAATCGCCAACAAAGTACCGCGATGCGTTGCTGACTGCCGCCACGTTGGTGAACACAAGCGAGAACCGGCGCCACTGGCCATCAAGCCCCATAAAGTCCCGACTGGCGCGCTCCAGCGTCGCACCGGTGTCATCTTTGTCATGCTCGATGCTGATGGATAGCCCGCCTGCCGGTATCGTGCCTGAGATCAAGCGCAGGTGAATGCTGGCCACGTACACCGACACCGATGCAAGTGAGCCTTGTTGTGCGATGTAGGCGTTGCCTCCGGCTGATGTCTGATAAATCGTCGCCGTGTTGGCCCCATCTGGCCCTAGGGTCTTACCCACCCGCGTGAGGTTTGGCCCCTTGAACCATGGCGCCACGTCAGAGTCGGCATCTGACTGCAGCAAGAGGTTTGCGCTGCCGGTGTCGATCCACAGATCACCCACAGACTTGGCCACTGGCTCGGTCCGCTGCTGGTAGGTCTGCGTCTTGGTGGCAACCGCTGCAATGGGCTGCGCCAGCTCGGCCGCAAGCTGGGCCGCTTGGAGTTGCCCGGTCAGCGATGCCTTGAGCTGAGAAACATCCTGCCCTGTCTCTACCACAAGGCCGTTCACGCCGCCGGCCGGGTCAGACTCGACACCATCGACGCTCTCGAACTTGATCCACAGCCGCCACTTGATGTTGAGGTCAGAGGCTAGCGATGTGATCGACTGAGCACCAGGCGCTGTCGACACCCGCACGGCATCGTTGACGGTGTAGAGCGTTGTGCTGCCTGCTGGCTGCTTAGTGGCGTAGATGTTGGTCTGTTTATGGCCGTGGCCTGCCGTGTAGCTTGGCGCACCCCACTGCACGATGATGCTGGCCAGTGCGCCCGATGCGGTCAAGCCCGCGGGGGTCGGTGGCTTGGTGAGGTCTGGCGGCTCCACGCCAGGGCCAGGATCGCCTTTGTCGCCCTTGGCGCCTTGCACGATGCCAGCAATGGCGCTCATGTCGATGGGGGTGATGTTTCGGCGCTCGTCGGCCAGGCCGCCGCCCACCAGGTCATCCCACAGCACCGCGGCGCGGCCACCGTCACCGCGCTTGCCCATCATGCGCTGCAGCGCTTCGCGCATGGCGTCCAGGGTGCGCTTGAGTCCCGTGTCAATGTTCGACGGGACTGCTGGGAGGTCTTTTTCCTGATCACTCAAGGCAGCAGCTCCGAATCAGCCTGAGCCACGTGGGCGCTCACCACGCCTGCATCGCTGGCGCTTTCCACCTCGATCTGCCAGGCATTGGCCTCGTAGCCACCGGCCAGGCTGTGCACCGTGTCGTCCACGATGGTGGTGGTGTCCATCGTGATGCCGTGGGCCAGCAGGCGCAGCGTCACCGGGTAGGCATCAGCGATCACGCGAGCGAAACCAAGGTTGACAGAAGGTGTGCGCGTCTCCTTGCTGCGAAAGGTGGCCGTCATGAAGGCCGCGCCGGCGTCCCACTTCTTGATGCCGCCATCCGAGTCCAGCACGAACATCGAGCCGGTGAGCGGATCCGTGAATGCCGCCTGGTAGCCCTTGGACAGGAAGTAGATGCCCGTGGTGTTTCCAGGGTCCAGCGCCATGCCCTTGCGAGCACCAGTGGCGTCGTCGTAGAACACGAACAGCAGGCCCAGGTAGGTGGCGCTCACCATGGTCTCGGGGTGCATGGCGCGCCAGGTGTCTGGGTGGATCAGGCCGGCCGTCAGGATCTTCTGGCCATAGCTGCCGATGTAGGCCATGCCATCGGGTGCAGCCCAGGCCACACCATGCCCGAGCGAGATGACCGACTGCACCGAGCGCGCAGCGCCATTGAACGGCAGTGCATCGAGGGGCGAATCCATCAAGCTGGCCGGGTCGCTGCCGCCGATCAGGGTGGGGGTGGTGCCGTTGGTCAGCACCAGCAGGTTCTGGCCCCACACACCCAGCGCGATGGGCTGGTCTGCGATGGGTATCTCGTAGTCGAGCGGGTAGGCGTAGATCGTGTTTGCCACACAGGGCCGGATCGTCTTGCCGCTGATCACGGCAGCCATGCCGCCCCACATCTGCGTCAGGCAGGTGGCGTCAAGCGGGCAGGGTGCCCAGCCACCCAGGACGGTCTGGGTCTTGAGCACCTCGTCCGACACCGTGGGCACCGTCTCGGTCCAGCTCTGGCCACCGCCCGTGTAGGCGATGCCTGAGGCGCCCTGGCCATTGACATAGAAGAACTCAGTGGCGCCCGAGGTGCCCGACTGCGTGCGGTAGATGCGGCGCCGGTTGATACCGTAGTTGCCACCTGGTGCGGCCTCAAGGCTGGCCAGCGTGACCAGCGCATCGGTCTTGCACGTGATCATCACCGGCGGGCTTGGCGCACTCTCCCACCCGATGTCGTTGACGAAGGTGGTGACGTAGTAGCGATCCTCTGTCGTGGTGCTGGTGCCGGCCGTGGACACGCTGAGCAATGGGGCGTTGACAGGTGCAGGCACACCCAGGGGCCGCGAGCTTGTGGGGTAGGGCGCCGTGGCGATGGCCTGCGTGTTGTCCGTCCAGGCCGGGCCACCTGCGGCACCTGTGAAGTAGGTGCGCTCTTGCGTGTCTTCGCGGTCAAAGCCGCGAATGGCATGCACCACCGTGGTCCATGACAGCCAGTGGTTCGTGTCACTGGCGGTGCTGCGGCCCATTCGGTAGATGGTCTTGCGCTGGGTACTGGTGGGCACCGTGGACACCTGCAGAGGCTGGCGCCATGGGCGCATGTCGCCGCGGCCTGGCTTCTGGTTCACCGAGCTTGCGCCGATCCCATCGGGCAGCTTGATGGCGGGCAGCTGGACGTTGGCGCCCAGGAAGTCGGTGACGTCAATGCGCATGTGTGAGCCTCACGCCTGCAGCGCGTTTGAATCGCGCCATGCCCAAAGCCTGGTGCGAAGGCGCTTGATGGCGCCCTGGTAGATCTGGCAAGCACGAGACTCGCTGATGCCTCGCGCAATGGCGATGTCGGCCAGCGTTTGGTCTTGGTCGATGTGCTGCTCCACCAGACTGCGCTCATGCTCAGGAAGTCGTTCAATGGCCTTGGCCACGGCTGCGCGCATGCTGCCCAGCTCGTGCTGCTGTTGGGGCGTGTCGGGGCCTGCCACGTCACGCAAGTCATCCAGATCGCGGGTGATGTGCCGTGTTTGTGCCTGGCTGCACTCACCCAAGCTCAAGCTCGTGGCCTGAGCAAGCTCGCCCAGGGTGGGCTCACGCCCCAGGCCATGCGCCAGGCTCAGGGCTGCCACGCTGACAGCGCGGGCCCGCTCGCGCTGGTCGCGGCTCATGGTGTCGCAGGCACGTAGCTCATCCAGCATCGCGCCGCGCACCCGGTGACGGGCAAACGTGGCAATGCTGGCGCCTTGCTCATGGTTGAAGTGGTAGTAGGCCTGCCACAGTCCAATCATTCCAACCTGCACCAAGTCATCCATCTCAACACTGGCAGGAACACGGCCCATGAACTCACTGGCGATCTTGCGGACGAGCGGGGCATGCTCGCGCAAGAGGCTGGTGAGCTGGTCGGCTCTCACGGCCTCGCCCCGATGATCCGCGCCAGCGTCTTTTGATCCGTCCAGATCGCAGCGAGCGGGGCTTTGGTCACGTCATCAGGCGCACAGGACTTGACGCGCTCTTGTGTCGTGGTAGCCGAGCTTTTGAGAAAGCAGCTCACAGCGTTGGGCGCAGCGTCCCACGTGGCCACCAGCACTTGCAGCTTGTGTGTGCCATCGGCCATCGGGCACCACTGAGACATCCAGGCACCAGCCGGAACGGTTGACCAAGACACGTCGATGTTCTTGCCCAGAATGCCGCAGTTGGTCTGGTTGACTGGGTACACAGTGCAGGACTTCACGATGCCGTAAACCGGGTCACCAAACGCCTTGTTACCGCATGTGTACGTGCCCGGCTGCATGAGCTTGTACGTGTAGCCTGTGCGTGTTTTGTCCCATGACGCCGTGGCGCCGTAGGACACGACTGATGCGACATCAACCAGCAGGGGCTTGTCTTCGGCCACGGTCTGCGCCCCCACCCACAAGGGCAGGAGCAGCAGGGCCAGGGTGAGGGGGCGGTTCATCAGACAGCCCTGAACGGCGATGTAGGCAGATCCAGATTGAGCGCCCGATACATCGCGCCGACCTGATCTTGTGCCATGAGGATGTTCCCCCACATGGATGGGTGAGAGCCGTTCATGCCCGTGGCTGATGGCCCGCCGATCAGCGATTCGGTGCTGAGCGTTGGGGGCAGCGAAGCAGCAGCAGGCGTGTTGCGCGTGTTGATCGTCGCTGTCGCGCTTGGGCTGGTCGTGCTGCAATCAATCCACAGGCAGTTGGCATCTGTCGCCGCGAATGCGTCATAGGCTGCTTTGTAGGCCGCGTTTGTCCGCACGATGTTGGCAATCACCGCGTCGTCAGCGGGGATCGCCTTAAACAAGATCACGGCATTTGGGCAAGCTGCTCGCATCTCCCGCGCCAGCGTCAAGGTTCGGTCTGTAAGCGCAGCGGAGGTCAGCAGGCCCAAGGTACCAACCGAAATTGGCGAGGCTTGCACGCCATCATTGACCGAGCCCTGGATGCCAAGCAGCTTGATCTTGCTGTCATACCAGCCGCGTGCAACACCTGCACGCCAACGGCCCAGATAGTCGTTTCCGGCGACTGCGTTGTCATTCCAAACGCCGGTACCCCCCAGGCTGAAGAACGAGTAACCCTGCATTCCAGATACAGCATAGAAGTATTCAAACAGACCCTGCCCGCCGACAATGCCCATACCCTGCACACCGCCAGTCCACGAGTCACCCATTTCAAGGCCGAAGAAGTCAGACCAAGGCGCTGGTGTGGAGGGCTGAAAGAATGTGGCTTTTGAATCGACGTAGATGTTTGTCGGTGTTCCGGGGCCAATCAGCGTGATGACGCGCCGCTCACGACTACCGAAATTCGCGCCGTAGTACGCATTCGTGCCGCTGCAATTCACAGAGTACCCAGGCAGCAGCGGCTTGCCATTCACCAGCATCATGCCGTTGGAGCCGTAGGGGTTTCGCACGACAAAGAACGTGCTGTCGGTCACGTATTCTCGGATGACGTTCGCAGGCTGGAAAATGTCTGTTCCGTTGGATGCCTTGTAGACACCAACGATGCGGTCAGCTTTACCATAGTCTTTGCCCAGCACGATACCAGTGGCGGTTCGATAGATGACATCATCTTGAGCGCCTGATGTGTCCCAGCCTGATAGGCTTCGGTTGCTGGAGGCGTAAGCTGGCAGCGCGGCTTGTGGTGGCGTGGCAGTGATCGAGTAGCCCAGCGAATCCAGCGTCTGCGCGGGGCTGTAGAACATCCAGCAGCATGTCGTCGTGCTGGCGCCATCAGGGCAGATCACGGCATTCGTGGTGCCGGTTGGTGCGAGCGTTGCCGTGCGCGTTGGGCCGTTGTCGGCGGGGTTGACGCACTGATACCAGTTGCCACCGCTCGAAACGATGTCGCCTGAGGTGTACGGGCCAGCAGCAAACGCGGCGGGCGCAGTCAGCGGGGCAGGGTTCGGGCGCTGACGCCGAGATACGGCAGAGCGCAACGCGGCTTTGAAAGCCTCAAGGCCCACCGTCCCCGATGAGGTGGAGGCCAGCGACTTATCGCCAGTGGTGACCGGATTGCGTTTCTTGGTAATGGAGCTCATGACTTACTCCCCCACGCAAGCCGTGGCCTGCTTGACCACCGCACCACCAGCCAGCGCGCTCACCTCAGCGCGGACAAAGGCCCAGCCCTGGTCTTCGCGGGGCAGCGAGTAGCCGTCATGGCGGTTCGTGCTGGTCAGCGCAAACGAGGCGATCTTGACACCCACGCCCTGACCCGAATTGCTGACGTAGATGTCAACCGTGGCCGTGCCCGTGGCGGCTTCAAGCTGCGCATCCACGGAGTTGAGAAAGCCGGTCGTTTGAACGAACGGCGTGCTGCCCAGGGCCTGAGCTGTGCTCACTGCCTGGATCAAGGATGGGTTGGTGCGCATGGCTGGATCTCCAGTTGATTGATCAAGCGGGCTTGACCCGCAGGCGTGCACGGTTGGTGCGTCGATTCACGGATGCCGCTGTGGCGGCCGATGACACACCGTCTTCAAAGACGCGCAGCCAATTGGCGGCAGCTGATTCGTTGACGTAGGGTGTACCCGGCGCAGACAGCAGGCGGTACAGCGCACCGGCTTTCAACGCTTCACGCCGCATGATCCAGAGTTGGTCGGGATATTCGTTCGCGTCCGGGTGAGGCATGAAGGACATCAGCAATCGCACCGGCACCAAGGTGGCAGGCGCTGGCGCGATGGCTAGGGTGTCGTAAAGGCGGTCGGTGCGGTAGGTCAGCACCGGCGCATCGCTGGTGGCATCTTCCAGCTCGGCGGCATTGAGGTCGTAGACGTCGGCCTCCACGCCATTGATGAAGGCCTGGAAGATGGCAACGGGCACCAGGGCCACGGCGCCACTGATGTCAAAGGCCAGGGATGCGCTGGTCTTTTCGGTCCAGTAGGTCAACACCGTGGTGCGCTTGCAGAACTCGATCACGGCATCACGCAGGGCCTCGACCATTTCAGGGTCAGAGGCGCCTGGCACCAGGTGGGCGAACTTGTCGATGCAGTCGATGAACTTCACGATGCGGCTCCAGGGACGTCAGGCGCGAACGGCAGCGTCTTGAGGTTGGGGTTCTGGCCAGTGAGCGAAGCGGCCAGGCTGTTGATCGACCCCATGAATGCCTGGGCATGGAGCTGGGCGCGGGCCATGGATGCCTCTGACTTGGCGTCGGCCAGCAGCAGGTAGGCGCAGCAGTAGTTCCACAGTTCATCCTCGAACTGGTCATCGATGCCCACGGCCTGGGTGCTGGGCGCGCCAGCGTCGTAGGCGTACAGCTCACTGCCAGGTGGGCCGCCATCCGGGATGGCCTGAGGTGGCGCCACCAGTTGCACATCTACCCACACGGCACCAGTGCTTGGCACCGGCGGCGACACAAAGAACGTGGCGGGGTCTTGCGGGCTGAAGAAGAACTCGCGCACAACGACATCGGGCTCGCCCACGTGCCAGTTGGGATCGAGCCGGTCGCGCCGCTGGCGGTCAGCGATGCGGATGGCCCGGCCTGGGCTCAAGCCGTCAGAGCCCAGGTTGCGGATGAGGTCCTCGAACTGGATGGCGAACAGATCGAACGCCGTGGCCCCGCTGGAGAACTTCACCCGGGCCGCCGGGACGACGGCAATGGACTGGCGCGTGCCTGGCTCCAGCTTGATGGCGCATGAGCGGATGCCCACATGGGGCAGGAACTTGCACAGGGCCTTGACCCCGCACTGTGCCGCCATGACCATGTCGCGCTCGGTGTAGCGCTTGAACTGCTGGGGCTTTGTGTCGGTGAGGGTCTGGCTCACACGCCACAGCAGGCGACGGACCAGCAGGGCGGCCATTACTGGGCGCCGCCTTCCTTGGTGCCTTCAGTGCCGGCGGCCTTGGCTGCGGTCTTGCGGGCCACGGGCTGCTTGGCCGGCACCTCGGTCGAAGGCAGGTCGAGCTTGGCGGCGTGCACTTGCTCGGCGGTCAGTGTGGTGTCGCCGGCTGGCTTGTCGCCTTCCTTGGCGCTTTCAGTGCCGGCGGCCTTGGCTGCATCGGCATGGCCGATCACAGCGCCCAGCGAGAGGCTGCCCAGGGCCTGCCCAGAGCTTTGCTGCTGACCTTGGGCCTGCTGAGCCAGGGCTTGGCGCGCAGCAATGGCGGGGTCCTCCACACGACGCCAGATCGCGGTGTGAATGGACAGCTTGCCCCACACCTGGTGGGTGACAGGCTGGATGTCGCCCGGGCCTTGCCAGACGGTACCGGAGTCGGTGAGGTTGTCTTCCTTGCGGTCTTTGGTGCCGATGTATTCGACGTAGACCACAGGGGTGGTGATGGGGTTCGTGTTCATGATCGGGGCTCCTGAAATGAAAGAGGGGCCCGAAGGCCCCTCATGGTTGGCATTGATCAGCGATCAGCCGATCACTTCACGCCCACGCAGTTGGCACCAACGATGGCCGCCACGCTGCCAGCCTGGAAGGTGGCAGGTGCAGTCGTGACGGTCAGCACGATGGCAGCCGACTCATTGAAGGTGATGGGCTTGAAGGACAGGGAGCCACGGCCAGCAGTGCGGCCCAGGGTCAAGCCGGTACCGAAGTAGCTGTCGTTGGTGGCCAGGGCAGGCTCGGCCGCGATGGACTTGTAGCCAGCCTTGAAGGCAAAGGCGGGTGCGCCGTTGCTGTCGACGTCATCGAAGTCGAGGTCAATGGTGTGCACCTCGGCGCCGGCGGGCACATTGAACTCGATGGTGTCGCCAACTGCCAGGGCGGTCAGAGTCGCCGTGTCGACGTAGGTGGTGCCACAGCCGTCGCCGGCCATGAACTTGGGTGCAAAGAACTTGCTGCTTTTGATGGAGGCCATCTTGATTCTCCGAAAAGAGGGGTTGTGTGAGCGATCAGGGGCCAGCCGAAGCCGACCCCTTCACGTCATCAGGCGGCGATCTTGGGGATGATCGAGTCAATCGCCATCACGCCGATGTCGGTGGGCTCCGTGTTGCCCTGGCCGTCAGGCAGAGCAAAGCGGATCTTGGCTTCGGCGCCCATGATCTCGCCGGCCATTTCCAGGTTGCGGCCGAAGTTGGCGGGGTTCTCCAACATCGAGTAGGGCACACCGGACTGCGTGTTGGCGCCAGCGCACAGGCCCAGGGCTTGAGCACCCAGCAGCAGGTTGCGAGCCACCTGGTAGTTGCCCAGATTGGGCAAGGTGACCTGCGCTTCGGCGGCGGTGTAGCGGTTGGCCTGCGGCACGTACTGCTGGGCAGAACCACCATCAAAGCGCACCGAGAAGTCGCCGATCTTGCGCACCAGGATGCCGTTCCACAGGAAAGGCGAGGCGGCGAACAAGGGGTGCTGCGTCAGGTTGCCGTAGCGGGCGCGCTCCACAGCCAGGGCTTGCCACTGGCGGATGGTGTTGGCCGAGCTGGTGTCAGCCAGCATCTGTTGCCACACCAGGTTGTCCACCAGCAGCAGGCCCTTGATGGGGTCATCGCCGGCAGCAGGGTCACCCGGGATGCGGATGGGCTGCATGCGAACGCTCAGCTCGGACAGCAGGCCAGACAGCGTATCGAGGTGCCCCAGCTTGAGCACGTCGGTGCTGTCGATGTTGGCCAACTGCTGACCGCCCTGCACCAGGTTCGCGCCGTCGATCACGTAGTGACGGTTGAACGTGGGGGCCAGTGGCTTGCTGGTCGTGCCGTTGAAGTTCACCAGCATGCTGGCGAAGTCGGGGTCCGACTCCAGGGGCAGCACCCAATCCACGCCGTCCTGAGAGCCACGGGCGCCGGCCATCTGGGTCATGCAACGCTGCCAGATGAAGTTGGGAATGCCGCCCTTGAGCTGGTTCAGGGCCGTCAGACGCAGGTCGTGCTGGAAGCGCTTTTGCGTCCTCTTGCCGCCGGCGGACACCGGGATGGTGGCCATGTCGATCTTCACGTCCATGTACGTGAAGCTCAGCGGGGCGCCCATGCCTTCGGCGTTCTTGTCGCCCATGATGGCGCGCAGCTTGGTGATGTGCGCGCAGTCAACGCGCACGTTGTCACCGGCGGACTGAGCCAGGTCGTTCACACGAACGATGGGCATGTCCGAGGTGGATTGGCGGCGCAGCATGTTGCCGGCCTTCTCCACCGTGGGGGCTGGGCCCGAAATGGCATTGACGGGGGTGGGTTGTTTGCCAGACATGGCAAACAGGGCTTCGCTCCACTTCTTGGGAGCCAGGCCGCTGGTTGCGGCAATGGAAGTCGTGCTCATGTTGATCTCCAGAAATCAGGTAGGGATGGGCCTGGGGTTCAACCGCCGCGCAGCAGCTCTGCCTCGATGTCCGACTCGGACATCCGGGTAAAGCGCGCGAGGTTGGTGCCGTCAGGCTCGGTGGCTGCACCGCCGAAGTCGCTCAGCGACTCAGGGGTGCGGGTTGCTGCCTTGGCGGCAGCTGCAGCGGCGCGCTGTTGCGCGGTCTGCTGAGCGGAAGGAGCGGGCGATGGAGCGGGGGCGCTTGCTGGTGCCTGCGACAACTCGGCCTTGGCGCGACGTGCTGCCTCTGCGAAACGCTCGGTCTCGGGCTTGGTGCCCCAGGTCGGATGCGTGCGCAAGACAGCGTCGTAGCCCTTGGCCAGGGTCCAGCCGGTTTGGTCTGGGTCGTGCTGCAGGTCCAGCAGGCCCGGGATCTCGTCGACGATTTGCTGCACGGCCGCCGGAAGCTGCTCGGGCGTGAAGTCGCCACCCTGGGTGTTGTCACCCTGGGTGTTGGCGCCTACTTGCCGTGACAGTTGCTCGATCTGCTGCGCTTGAGACTTGACCACTCTGGCGATGGCCGGGAAGTCCTGCTCAAGCGCTTCAAGATCTGGCGCGTTCGGATCAGCTGCGCCGGCTGGGTTGAGTTGCTTCAGGCGCTCCAACTCAGCCAGGGCCGCGTCGCGTTCTGCTTTGGCTCGGTGCTCGGCGCGGCGTGATGCCCGCAGTGCACCCTTGAGGTTGCCGCCGGCCTGCTGCTCATCGGCTTGGGTGCCGCTCGCTGCGTTGCCCTGCTGGCCCTGTTGGGTGCTGTCGTCGTTGGTGTTCGAAGCGCCAGCGTTGTCACCGCTGCTCGATGCCTGCGCGCTCGTGCCGCCATCAGCAGCGCCAGGGGTGGCGCCTTGATTGGCGGAGGCCTGCGGGTCACCGGCTCCGGCTTCGCTGTTCAGACCCAGATCAACGCCGTCCTCGCGAGCGAGTTCAGCAATGACCTTGAGGTCGTCTGCGTCGAATTGGTCCATGGATGTGCTCATCGTTTTCGTCCTTCCGTGCATGCGACGGGTGCCCCCGAAACGACAAAGGCCCGCTCGATTGCTCGATGCGGGCCTTGTGGCGTTACCGACCTGGTGGATCCCGTGTGGCAGCTGGTCGCTGTCCACCACACGGCTGCCGCTGATACACACCCAGGGCTGCGGCGCACCCTGGGCGGCTGGAAACTGTCAGGCGGCGTGCGCCTCGTTGATCGCGTCGTTGATGGCGCTGTCTGTTGGGTCGGATGGCTCTTGGCCAGGCAGTGGGCTCGCAGCGTCTCGGTGGGCCAGCACTGTCTCGCGCTGAGCCTTGGCATTGGTGAGTGCCGCCTGCGCGGCATCCTTTTGCACCAGCGCCTGCTTGTGCTGGATGTCGGCAGCCTGGCCCTGCTGGGCAAGTGCTACCTGCTGAGCGGATGCGTCTTGCTGCTGCTGCTGCCAGGCCTGGGCGCCGGCACGGTCGCCAGCCACGGGCAGGCCAGAGACTCGGCGCAGGTCATCAGCCATGGCCTTGCGGTCCGGCAGGTCGGAGGACTCGATGTAGGCAGGGGCCAGCACAGCCACGGCTTGCGGGTTGTTGGACAGGGCCTGGATCATTCCGGCGATCTGTTGGCCGGTCTGCATGCGGTAGGCCGGCGAGCTTGGCACCTCAGCCAGGCCGCACTTGATGGGCGCATCCACCACCATGTTCATGGGCATGCCGGTGTTTTGATCGCGGGTGTTGAGGATCACCTGGCGACGCATGGCGCCCGTGCCGACATACACCGCAGTGTTGGGGGCGGAGTGATCCTCAATGATCATGTCCACCAGGCTCTCGTTCACCAAGTTCTCGCCGAACTGGTAGTTGTCGTTCAGGTCACCCATGGCCAGGATGCCCTGCTCGACCAGCGAGTTGATGGCGATGCCTGATGTCACGCCAGCGGGGGCATTGCCCATCTGGGTGGAGTAGATGCCCGGGATGTCCTGGATCAACTCCTTGGCCGTGCCCATGGCGTCGTACTGCTCCTTGGCCAGCTGCATGTCGTTGCGCATGACCAGGCCGTCTTTGTTCTTCCGGTTGGCATTGAGCACGGCCACCATGTCGGGGCGCATCATCGTGTCCGTGATGTCCTGGACGGTGTTGTAGTCGGTGTCCAGTGCGTCGCCATCGATCAGCAGTTGTTGCGCCTTGCGCATCCACTGAATGCGCATGCTGAGCTCGTTGTACTCATCCTGAGGCGCCAGCATGCCCTCGACCAGGCCGTAGGGCGTCTGATCTTCGTCGCGGCGGAAAGCCCAAAACGGGATGTAAGGGAAGCGCTTCTTGGTGGTGGCCTTGTCGACCAGGCGATGCGGGCCAGCGAACAGCGCCATGCGGATCTCCATGGTCACCGTCTTGCTGATCTCGACCACGCCGCGGTTCACGGCTTCGACGTGCAGCGGGTTGTCCAGGTCCAGCTTGCGCCACTCACCACCACGCACACGGAACACCATGACTGTCTTGGGCACTCGGTACCAGACCTCATAGAGCTTGATGCGGCGTCGGCCACCATCAACCCACTCACCACGGGAGACACCAAAGCGGCGGTCAGCATCGTGGGCGGCCTGCCAGCGCTCGTCGTGCCAGTCGTCCATGATGACCCCGGCCCAGTTGCCCACCAGGTTCTCCAGGATGGCCTTGTGCTCGGGCATCTTGGCGGCGATGTCATCGAGGTCCATCCAGCGGCGACGGCACAGCCAGCGGGCATCAGACAGGTCCAGGCGCTTAGCGCGCCAATCCCACCAGATCTCTGAGCGGTGCACGTCCTGCACCCGGTATTTGTAGCCCAGCAGGTCAGAGTTGCGTGATACCTCCACCCAGCCCAGACCAGCAATCACCTCGGAGGCGTAGGCGTTGGAGCAGGCCATGGGTGCGCATGTCTCGCGCCGGGCCTCTGCCAGCTTGGAGCTGATCACCTCAGCCACATCGGCAAAGGCCTCGTCGTCAGTCTCCACCCGTGGATCGCGGCGCGTCTTGGCCTGCGTGCCCAGCACAGAGCGAACCACTCGGCCGATCAGGTTGATGACACGGGGCTCCAGCTTGTTCCTGCGGTGCTCCTGCTCCTGCGCAGCCGTCATCTGCTTGCCGTCCATGTAGGCGTAGCAGAGGTCCGCACGATCGCGCCAGCCAGGCTGGTTCTCGCTGTCGCGCACCAGGCGCTCCAGCTCTTCGAGCGGGTAGCCCTTGTTGGCGTCGTCGCGCAGGGTCGACACGTTTGCTGTCATGCAAGTCCTCTCAGCCGTCTGAACGCGGCAGCGTCGTGGCGCTTTGATGGGGATGAGGCCGTGACCCTGGCAAAGGTCATGGCAATGGCGTCCGCCTTGTCAGGCGATCTGCCGATCTCGGTCCGGATCCAATCCTTGTCGACCACCTGGATGGCCGCTTCGCTCTGGCCGATCTGCACCACCTTGTAGCGATGGGCCGCCAGCTCGGTGAAGAGCTCCTTGTCAGGTGGCAGAGCGATGGGGTCTGGGTTCGTCGGGTCCAGTGCCTCGCGCAGGGCCCAGTAATACTCGGCACGGCGGTTCCTCATGCGCAGGCGCCCACTCTTGTCGTAAGAGTTCGGCACGCCCTCGCTGGCCACCACAGGCGCCACGTTCAGGTTCAGGCCAATCATGAAGTCCACCGCGGCGCCACCCACGCCGATGGCGTCGACGTAGACCGGGGCGCTGTCACGGATCTGGCCCACCACGAAGGTGGCGGCCGATGGGCCGTCCTTGGTGACGGTGCCGGGCACGGTCACAAACTCGTCGAACCAGGTGTCGTAGCGCGGCGCCAGGGTGGATCGGTCGATGCCACCGCGTGCCACGTCGAAGCCCATGGCCGTCATCACACCCTTGACCACACGCGGCTGCCAGCGCTGCTGTGCGGCCCGGATCCAGGCTGTGGGGACCAGCTGCCACACGTCATCAGAGCGCCCGGCCAGGAAGTTGCCCTCGGCCATCTGCGAGCGCAGCGGCTCGGGCAGGGCCATCAGGGTGTCGCTGTACCCGGTCAGCTTCAGGAACAGGTTGTCGTCCACGCTGGAGGGGATGAATGTGCGGCTCTTGGGCTTGGTCAGCTTGCCCTTGATCTTGACCAGCGCAGGCCCGGCCACCTCCATGTCGTTGCCGTCTTCGTCCGTGACGAACCAACGCAACTCACCGGGCTTGGCGGGGTTGGGATACTCAGGGTCCAGCCAGGGCGCCCAGAACCGAATGACCCATTCGCCATCGGCATCGGTCGGGGGATTGCCTGCGGCGATCACGCGCTGGCGCAGCTTGGGGTTGTCCGTCCGCATCCAGCCGATCAGGGTGCGGAACTGCGTCTCCGTGAAGTGGGTGATCTCGTCGAACAGCTTGGCGTCGTGGGCGCGGCCCTGGTACTTCATCCAGTCGCCCGGCTCCTTGCAGCTGCCCAGCTCCAGGATGCGCTTTTCAGGCAGGCGCCACAGACCGTCCTGCGAGTTGTAGCCCTTGCGGGTGCCCAGCACCTTGGTGATGCGCTCTTCGATGCCGACCAGCTGAACGGCCTCGCGGCGGAACAAGATGCTGTGCTCTTGCTGGGTGAGTGCCACGCCAATGAGCAAGTCCGTCTTGCCGCCACCGGCCTGGCCACCGTAGAACACGATGTCGGCCAGGCTTTCGAGCGCCATGGTCTGCGGGCCAGACTGCGGCACCCATGCGGGCATGCCCACGGTCAGCAGCTTGTCCAGCTCGGCACGCTCTTCGTCGCTCAGCAGCGGCAGCAGTTCCAGCAGTTCCTGGGCCATGCTCATGCGGCGGCATCCTCACCAGGTGGCAGCAGCGCGGCGCGGCTGCGGGCTGTGTCCAGCAGGTTGGTCAGGCGGGTGACACGCTCGGCATCGGTCAGGCTGCGAGACAGGCCGCCACCCTCACCACCCTCCTTGTCGACACCGATTGACCAGGCCTCACGCTCCAGGCCGATCAGGGAATCCATGGCGCTGGCCAGGTCCTTGATCATCTTGACCTGAGCGGGCAGCTGGATCGTTGCCATGTAGATGTCGTTGAGCTTGTCGAGGCCCTTGTCATCCGGGCGGCGCATGAGCACACCCAGATCCGCATAGAGCTCAGGGTTGGCGGCCACGTGCTCCAGGTGCTGGCGCATCTTGGAGCTGAGCACACGGGCCTGGCCGATGTCGTCGCGGTGAGCCACACGCACATTGGCGATCGCCTGGGCGTTGGCCTCGATGATGGCGGGCTCCAGCACTCGGCCGGCGGTCAGCTGGTCCTCGCGCAGCACGCGCTTGCGCACGATCGATTCGGCCTTGGCCTGCACCTTTGCCTGCAGATCGCGCTCCCATGGCGGGTCTGCCTTGTCTGCGTGGCGCTTGATCTGGGCATGGCCACTGCTTGGCGCCATGCCGTGCTTCTTGGAGATCTCGCGCAGGCTGAGCACCCCGGCGCGGTAATCGCGCTCGATGGCCTCCCAGTCGACGTCACGCGGGGTCTTGTAGACGATGGGCTCTTGCTCGCTCATTGCTCGTCTTGCTCGCGCATGTGCTGGCGCAGGTTGTTGTGGGCCATCTGTCGCACCTCGCGCACCACCGGGGCTGTCGCGACGATCCAGCGGAACGGATTGCCGTCCTTCTTGGGGTCGTGCACGGGCATCGGTGGCTTGCGAAGCAGGGCGTTGATCACTGACCTGATCCCGACTCAGGGGTGACGGCAGGCGCGGAGCCCGTCAGGGTTTCGTCTGCGGCGTGCTCGGCTTCGCACTTGAGGCCGGAGGCGATGGCCCGGTCAGCTGCGAGCGCCACAGCCTCATATCGGCTGCCGCACTGCTCGAAAACGACTTCGAGGGCACTTGCTGCCGCGCTGCCTTGCTCAGTGGCTTGACCTTGGGCGCAGGCACCTCGGGCACGTTCACCAGCGGCTCGCGCTGCGATGCGCAGGCTGTCACGCTCAGCGCGCAGGCGGCCAGCATCAGTTTCGAGAACCCGAAGACGTTGGGTGTTTTCATCATCGGCCTCCTGCCGCAAAGTGTCGCGGCGCTCGTCGCGGCGCGTGTTGTCGGTGGCTTTGGCCGCCACGGCGCCCAGGGCCTGCGATGCCGCCTGGTTGGCGGTCAAGGCCGTGGCCAGGTCATCGGCCGTGCCTTGATGGCGTGCACCTGCGTTGTAGGCAAGCAGGTGCGACGCCACCAGGGCCAGGCCTGCGGCGACGTACAGCCAGGTCTTGGGGATTGCCGGCACGGGTGTCATGCCTCGCTCGTTGTCATGCCGGCCGAAGCCACAGGCAGGGGCACACCAGACACAGGCAGGGGCCCCATGTCCTTGGGCCAGCGGAATGACGTGGCCCGGCCGCTGGGGAAGGTGCGCACATTGACCTCGTCGCCCTGGTTGCCACCGAGCACCAGCAGGTTGCCCAGCTTGTCCTGGCCCACCACGAAGCCGACATGGCCGCCGCCTTGGCGGGTGAACGTCACGATGCAGCCGACAGCAGGGCTGTGCATGCCCACACCCCAGGTCTCCCACTCGCTTGCGCGGTAGTAGGCCTCAGGGATCTCAGCACCAGCCTCGCGCAGCACGGCACCAGCAAACACACCACACCAAGGCGTCTCGTCGTCGCGCCACCAGGCGCCCAGCTTGACCAGCATCGAGACGATGGCCGGGTTGTGCTGCGGGCCCTTGAACTCCTTGAGGCCCAGGTGCCGCTTGGCGATGGCCAGCCAGGCGGGGGCGCTCACGGCTGCACCTCGCTTGTGGTGGCCTTGGCGTCTCGCACCAACTCCCCGATGTCCTTGCCCTCACGCTTTTGGAACCAGCGCATCAGGGCAGCAACGATCCAAAAGCCCGGAAGGGCGGTCAGAGCAAGGAAGGGGGCTGCGGCCATCAGGTAGGCCAACAGGGCATTGCCTTCGCCCAGCATGCGCAGCCAGAACTGCAAGAAGCCGGGTTGCAGCTCCGTGAACTTGAACGCCAGGTAGGGCCCGAGCGTGAACGAGCACAGCAGGCCTGCAGCCAGGCGGCGGGCAATGTCCTGGTGCTCACGGCCTGGAACAGGCGGCACGATGGTCAGGCCGACCACCACGGACACCACTGAGACGATCAGCAGGAATGCGCCGGACAAGAGGCCCGACTTGAGGCCGAAGGCAATGCCTGCACCTGTTTCTGCTGCCATGTTGAGGTTCCTGGTGGTTGAGTCCATGCTGTGCATCCGCATGAAAAAAGCCCCTGCGGCGTCGCTGCCGAGGGGCTTGATGGTGGAATTTGGGCGCACTGACCCCGTCAGGGGTCAGCTTGTTGTTTTGACGGGGGTGTCTCTCCGCCTTTGATCGCTGGGGCTGAGTAAATCACGGGGCGCGGGATTGTTGTTCACCAGTCCAGCCGGACCAATCCACTCAGGGCGCTGTCCATCGATCTGCGGTCCCTGCCGGTGACCGTCACGGTGATGGTCTTCTTGAGCATGGAGCATTTGGACGTCCGCACGCGCACGGATTCAAGCGTGCCCATGTCCAGGTGCGGCTCAGACCAGCGCCAGATGCGCCCGGCCAGTCGAGACCAGAACCAGACGCGGAACTGGGTGGTGGCGGTGTGGTGGGTGTTACTCATTGGCCGCATCCATGATGTGCTTTTTCAGCATCTCGCACAGCCACAGCGAGTCCTGCAGCGACATGCGCGACGATCGAACGATCAGGTCGCCGTCCTTGTCGTAGCCCACCACCAACACGTCCTGTGGCTCCAGCTGCGCAGCGCTGGCCAGGGCCTGGTCGGGCGTGAAGGTGGTGGTGGCCGGGAAGCCGATGATGTTGGTGTTCATGCCTGGGTGGTCTTCTGGAAGCGCTCGATGCGCCTACCCAGCGCCTGGTGATACGCCACCATGCCGTCCAGTTGGCTCACCATGTCGCTCTGCTCGTAGGCGCTTTGCCGGTGGAACAGATCGCCCTGCATGAACGATTTGAGCTTCGTGATGCGCTCGCCCAGCTCTTCGTGCTCGGCCAGCATGCGCTGCTGGTGGGGCGGCAGGACAGGCGCCGATGGTTCCGGCGCGGTGCCCAGGATGCCGCTTTCGGTGGCCTTGGCGTGCACTTGTTCGGCCAACTCCAGATCCGACAGCATCGTTGTGACCACATCAGCATGCTTGCGCCGGGCTTCATCGCGCACCGCATCGAACTGGCGCACAGCTTGGGACAGCTGCTCCAGGGCTTGCGCGATTTCGCTCGGTTGGCCGTTGTTTTGGATTCGCACCATGGTGCTGCACAGCAACCCCGGGTCGCCAACGTCGTGATAGATGGCCACGTCTGTTGCGTTGTTGTAATCGGCGCCTGACTCAACGTGAATGGTGATCTTGGTTTGCATGGTTCAGTCCTTTCGAGGGAAAAGTTCGTGGGCCTGGGCAATCGTCACCCACACCCGGTGGGCGGCGGCGAATCCGAGCTCAGTCAGGCACCGACGGTGAAAGCGATGCCGGTGCACATGGGATTGCATCGCCGTGCGCTTGACGCTCTGCTGGCGGGTCCAGCACACAGTCAGCCGGACACGGCGGGTGTTGAAGTGGGGGCGGGGGCGGCGCTTCAATGCGCACCTCCATCGGCACGCCAGTCCTCGTCACCGAGTCGCAGCGAGAAGTCGGCGGGCATGTGGTCAAGCCGCGTCCACGTCTTCCACGGGTGAGGCAAGGCCGAATGACGGCCCCACACGCCACCGCGCCAACGTCGGTACCACTGGAAGTGCACAAGGGGGTTCATGGGGTCATCTCCAGGCAGTCGTTGCAAAGCAGCTTGATTTCTTTGAAGGTGCGCGGGTCTTGGCGGTGCTTGCCGCAGTTCATGTGACACCAGCGGGTGGCAGGGTCGAACTTGACCAGCTCAGCAGGGTCGGCGCGGGGAAAGTCGGCCGGGGTGATTGGCGGCGGTGCCGGTGGCGGGCATCGTTTGACCACGTCATGCCCCTTGAGTCAGGCGCTTGAACTCGTCCAGTGCGGCGCGGCCCGTCAGGATCAGGCTGGGCACAGGGCTCAAGTCCTGACGCAGCGCCTGGATCTCGCGGCGCAACTCGGCCACCTCGTAGGCAAGGCCGCTTTGCTGTTCGCGCTCCATGGCTCTAGCCATGACTTGGCGAGCTAGGTCGTTGGGTGGCAGGTTTTCGGGTTTGCTATCGGGTGAGGGCATCACAGCTCCAGGTTGATTGCGGTATTGAGGCGCCTGGCCATCTCGCCAGTCACCAGGATCAC